AATCTAAATAACTATTACTTCAAAATATTTTAACATTTTTTTCTTTTTTAATATCTTCTCTTACCTTTGTAATTGCCTCTCCTAACCAATTTGTTCCGAGCCAAAATTTTCTATCCAATGCTCTTGGATCATTTGCTCGTAATCCGATCCCCCAAATCTTGTCGTATGGGCTCGCTTCTACAAAAGTCTTATCACCAGTTGCCATCAATTGTTTTAATAAATCAGGATTCTGAGTAAATTTAGCGTAATTAGCTTGATAAACAACATCCCGACAAATAGCTTCCCATTTATCCTTTTTAAAATTTTTAACTTCCCGACCAGCTTCCTTCTGCATCCTTGGGTCAGTCAACATCATTATTTTCTCGTTTGTTTTCACATCTTTAAACAACAAGGCCTTCATAGACATCATAAACTGCTCACAATCATTATATTCAATTCCATCAATAACAAACTTGGATGGAAACCACTGGGAAAACGTATTTCCCCAGAAAAATAGAAATTCTTCTTTCATATTAATATTTTTCACAAATGTACGGATAAAATGTAAGAAAAACAAGTTGAAAATGAAAAAATTAAGAATTGGAACTATTTATAGTAAATAAACTTACCAATATGGCAAAAATAGATGAAGAAGTAAAGGACTTATTTAAAAAAGTAAGAGTTAAAATAGGCGGAAGTATTCGTAAAACGCCTTTAACAGATGATGATTTAAATACATTATTAAGCACCTGTGTAGAAGATTATGCAACAATAACCCAGAATCTACTTATAGAAGCTCAGTGGACATCTTTATATGGTAAAGATATTACCGCTACTGATTTTGCCTTTGCTTTTAGTACCAGAACTTTTGATTATGCTAAGGATTATTCATATTGGTATTCAAAAGAAGTAGGATTACAGCAAAGAGGCCCTTGGGAATTAAAAGAAGATTTTATTACCATAGAGCCAGGACGCCAGAATTATTCAATTCCAGCTAATCGCGAGATTAACAAGGTATTACGGTTTGCATTTAACACAACACCTGCAGCTGTAAATGGTGCATTTGGTGGGGTAGGTATGAACATCGGAATGGGTGGTATGATGGGAATGGGTATGGGAGATGGTATGTCACAAGTTGGCGGTGGAATTGGTGGATATGGTTCTTCTGGTTCATTTGTAATGCCAGCATTTGACACTATGCTTATGGCCACGGATATGAAAATGAAAGCTAATTTAATAAGCGGAGCTGATATAACTTATAAAGTAACAGGTGGCCCAGAGGGAACAAAAATCCTACATCTATTATCCACCCCAGGTTCAAATCTATCCTTTAGTTATCCTTATGGCTCAGTAGGTCCAGATGGGTCTTACGGGGTAGCAAATTCAACTTGTTTCTACACATATTACGAAACTAAAAATGAGAAAGATGCAAAAAAATGCCGTAGATTAAATCCAGATGTTATTTTAACACCTGATCAAGTTCCATTATCAAAAATTGATTTTACACTTCTTAATGATCCAACGAAAGTATTAATACGACAATTGCTTGTAGCGGAAGCGAAACAAACGATAGGACTCATCTTCGGTAGATGGTCTGGGAATATGTCCGTTCCTGATGCTGCAGCAGTAATTGACTATGCTATTTTGCTTGAACAAGGAAAAGCTGAACGATTAGAAGTAATTACCGAACTAACAGAACGGCTAACCAGAATGATGCCACAACAACAAATGGCAACGATGGCCGCAATCGCTGAATCAGCATTACAAATAAAAAGAACACAACCTATGCTCGGTTGGGTGATTGCATAATATAAAAATAAATGATTTCAGATAAACAAATAATAGAAGAATACGCTAAATGTTGGCAAGATAAATCTCGTATTTATATGATCGAGAATTATTTGTCAACATTTGATGCAACACAAAATAATACTGTCCCATTAAAACTATTCCCAAAACAACAAGAATATTTAAGGAATTTAAGTGAAAACATAGAAAATATTTCGAATAAATACCGTCAGGCTGGTATATCAACGGTAACTTGTGCAAAATTTGCGGTTGAAATTGCTTTAGCGGATGATAAAATACCAGAAAATATTTTATTAATAGCAAATAATTTAGATTTGTCTAAAGAAAATTTGATGAAAATAAAAGATTTTTTAGAGCAAATGCCTTGGTGGGTTTGGGGTGAAGAATATAATCCAGCACTTAAAGAACCCAAGCCAGTATTCAAAAAAGCTAATGAAAAATATCTTATATTAACCAAAGGTTCGAAGGTTTATGCTCGAAGCGCAGGTCCCAACGCCAGTCGTGGTTGTAGTGCAATTTCCAGAATTTTATTTGATGAGGCAAGTTTTATTGAAACTCCTGGTACAATCACGAGTGCTATCAGTACAACCGCAAGTAGCGCTAAATCAGTGATTTACTGTTCGACTCCAAATGGGTTCGACCAGATTTTTTACAGTGTATATTCAAAGGCGATAAAAAAGGAAAATAATTTTAGAGTAACTGAATTCAGATGGTATCAAGATCTTAGATATAATAAAAACCTATCTTGGTCAAAATATAATAAAGAAACTGGAAAAACCAATATAATTTTCGAACCAATTTTAGATAGTAGTGGTTCAATTGAATACAATGAAGCTCATTGGGAATCAATGGTACAGCAAGGTTACTCTCCTTCATCTTCATGGTATGCTGGAATGTGTAGTCGTTATAATAATGATAAGAAAAAAATATCCCAGGAACTTGATGTTTCATTTTTAGGCTCTGGGGGTTCTGTTGTTGATTCTGAAATTACAGAATATCATAGAATAACAAATACTCGTGAGCCACTTTATATTGATAACTTTTTTAAAGAAGCTTGGATTTTTAGAGAACCAATTGAAGGACATAGATATTTATTAACATCAGATGTAGCTACTGGGTCTGGAGAGGACTCTTCGGTAATACATATTTTAGATATTGATTATATAGATGAAAATGGCCACGCAAACATAGAACAGGTTTTTGAATATCAAGGCAAAATCCAAGGCGATATTCTTGGTGAGTTAATTAACCAATATGGTATTTATTATGGCAACGCCTTAGCAGTCGTTGATTGCATCGGCTCAAGTGGCGATGCTGCAATTTTGAAACTTCAAGCATTAAATTACCCTAATTTATATTATGATGACCCAAATTTAAAAAATGTTACCGTTGAAAATAAAGGAGATAATTATAATGAAAGCGCTGATAAAAAAATGCCTGGTTTCCGTGCATCGTCAGTTCGTATGCAGATGTTAATGAATCTCGAAAAAATGCTTCGTTTTAATGAAATTACTCCACGATCAAAAAGGTTCACCCAAGAATTAACCACATTTATTTGGAAAAACGGACGACCAGACCACCAATCGGGTTATCATGATGATACCATTACTTCAATGGCAATGGGACTTTATATACTTGAATATTCATTTAAGAAGCTGCAAGCCGCTAAAGAAAAGGTTAAGGTTATACTTAGTTCCATGATCTTAGTTCAAAACATGATGTCAAATAAAGCCACCATAGATCCAAATATGAAGGTAAACAAAATCCCACTTCCATTCTATACTGGAAACACATTAAAGACTTCTATGAACGTTAAAGCAGCGAATGGGGATATAAATAAAATGGTAAACATAATGGGAATGTCTTTTTTTGGGCAATTCAGGTAATCATTTAAACTAAAATAAATTAAACTATAATATTAGTATATAATTATAATAAAATGGCAAAGAAAACAACTATATTCCAGGATTTAGGATCAGCACTTTTTACTGGTTTTGATAAAAATATTCAAACTCAGGTAAAGAAAGTTAATTCATATAATTTCCCAAGTCAGGAACCTCTTTTTACAACAAAAGATCCAGCCGAATTTGATAGAATGAAATCTCAGATGAGCCAAGAAAAAATGGTTGCTGGCCAATGGATAAAAGCTGGTGCGAATATAGCTCAGCAATCAACGATGGTCACATCAAATTTAAAACTGATGTACAGAGATTGTGACTTGATGGATTCGTACCCTGAAGTCGGAGCAGCACTTGACCTCCTGGCGGAAGAATGTTGTACTTTAAATTCTAAAGGTCAAATACTCAACATAACATCAAATTCCAAACGTATTAAAAATATTTTGGAAGATTTATTTACAAATAGATTAGATGGCCATATTAATATTCCAATGTGGACACGTTCAACAGCTAAATATGGTAACTGTTATGCTATGTTAAATGTCACTGCTGAAAATGGTATTATTGGTGCAAGGCAACTTCCAGTTTATGAAATGGAGCGTGTTGAAAATGGGTTTTCTTCGTCATTTATCAATCCAAATGCAACAAATAAAGATGAGAGTACACAGTTTGTTTGGCTTGCTGCTAACGGGTCAGTTCCTTTTCAAAACTGGCAAATAGCGCATTTCAGGTTATTAACTGATTCAACCTTTATTCCATATGGTACAAGTTTTTTAAATAAGGCCCGTAGGCATTGGAGGATTCTTACAATGATGGAAGATCAAATGCTAATATATCGTTTGGAAAGAAGTATGGAACGTAGGGTTTTTAAAGTATTTGTTGGTGGTATTGATGATGCGGATGTTCCAGCCTATTTAAATGAAATCGCGAATACTATTAAAAGGATGCCAATTATAGATCCTTTGACTGGCCAACTTGATTTAAGGAAAAACTTCCTTGACGTATCTCAGGATTTCGTAATTCCAATTAGAACCGTAGGTGAAGCATCTCCAATTGAAGTTTTGGCTGGTGCATCCAATTTGGATAAAATTGAGGATTTAAAATATTTTCAAAATAAATTAATGACAGCACTTCGTATCCCAGGAGAGTTTTTAAATTATGAACAATCTGCTGGTAATGGTAAGAATCTTGCATTAAAGGATATTCGGTTTACGAGAACAATTAATCGTATACAACAGGCTGTTATAATGGAATTGACCAAAATAGCTGTTATACATTTATACCTTAATGGTCTTACGGATGATTTGAATAATTTCAAAATCACAATGAATTCTCCATCTACCCAATCTGAAATTCTTAAATT